TCTTTTACATTTTTTAATAGTGTGAAAAATAGAAGTCAAACTTATTTTAGTTTCCTTTTCTAATTCTCGCATTGACTTACCGCTTCGTAAATATAATAAGAATAGTTGTTGGTCGAACCATTCCCATGTTTTTATTTGTTCTTCCACACTTTGATAGTATAACTCTATTTCGTATGTTTTGTTGTTTTCGTCCTCTGATAGGTCAACAAGAAGGTCAATGTCTACTGTTGAAACATTACGCTTGCATGAGTCATAAAAAGAGTTACGCAGCATTATCCAGATGAATGATTTGGTTACTACTTGACCTTTGCCGTACTTGTGAAAACGAATGTACATATCTTGTACAATGTCCTCGGCATCTGTCTTTGCTCCGAATCTTTTAACTATTCGCACCCATTCATCGTGATACTGCGCAATCTCTTTTAAATTCATGCTTACTCTTTAATGAATGTACCGTTTTCGGTTTTACCTTTTCGGTATTCAATAACTTTAAAGGCTCTCTTTGCACAATCTTCTAATGAGTAGCCCATTTGATTTGCTAATATAACAAGTGTGATGTATGTATCTCCCAAAGCGTCAATCGTTTCTGAAATATCTCGCTTTAATATTGCTGAAGATAATTCCCCAACTTCCTCATACACCTTAGCTAACTGTTGGTACTTGTTGTCTGGGTTGTCTAACCCCCTTGCTTTGCCCCAGTTGATTATTTCTCTTTCCATTCTTTCAAATATAAATCAATTAAATACTTTGTTTTCTCAAGGTCTTGAACAAAGTTACCTTTTTTTCTGCATCTTACAAGACGTTTAACTAAATCAAATTCATACGCATTTAGTCCGTGGTCTTGTGCAAACTTATACAAACTACCTTTCTCATTGTTGTAATAGCTTGGCGCGTTGTCGGTAACTACTTCAAAGTACTTTTCAATCGTGTCAAACTGATGTTCTTGACCTTTGTCGTTTATTATCCAAATATAACTCTTTGTTTGCGCTATTACGTCGTACACTTTACCGTAGGTTACGTTGGCAAAGTATTTTTCAATACATCTTATTTTCATTTTAAAAAATGTTTTATTATTTGAATCTTAGTTTTTTCTATTGTTATAAACTTCCCATCTACCCTTGCAAAGATACTATTTGTTTTTAAACTTCGCTTTATATTACACACCCTGCATACTTTTGTTTTGCCTTTTTCGGCTTTGACTTGGTATTTGGAATCATCTTTTAAAAACAAAAACAAGGGTAGATTCCGCTTGCAGATAAAACAAATTTTCATACTTTCATAATACTTCTAATTTTACATATTCTTCCCAATCTAACCCTTTAATTAACAATTCTACTGCCCTATCATATTCTGAATGGTCTTCAGTAAAATTTGAGGGTACTTCTCCATTCTCCCATAGTGAATAAAGAAATTCATTTGCTTTTTTTCTTGTCATAATTTATTTAATTAACTTCCGCAGTACAAGCATTCCTCAAGGTCATCATCATCTAAATCGGGATTTGTTTCTATTTCGGGATTTAGCTCTTTTTTCAGCTCATAAATCTTTTGTAGAATATCTCCATCTTCAAACAAATCACCTGTTAAGAATGATTTTAGCTCTTCAATTTGTTCTTTAATTGTTGTCATCGTATTTGTTATAAAAGGCTTTTCTTATCATTCTGCCTAGGTTAATTACTCCTTTTCTGTTCTCTCTAAACTTCCAACGGTCGATATCAAACTGCATTGCTATCATCCAACGATTCCTGTTCTTGTTGCTTTTTGAAATCATTGTATCTGTACTTTAATGTTTTCTTTAAAATCATCAATCTGTTTGATAATATTCGAGTAACTCTGAGCCATGGTCTCGTTGTTATTTTCTACAAAGGTAACCGCGAACCTTTCAACACCACTGATAAATGCGTTTATAATTTGCTTAATTTCGCGCTTGTGAAATATGTTATCAGATACATCGTCTAATGAATGCAAAGCAGATTGGCAAAGCATAGTCGCGTGAGCTATGTGTTTGTAATATTCGATTGCCTGCTGACGTTTAGCCTCAGACAAATCGCTGAGGCTTGTTGCTTTCTTTTTCATATTAATCTAATATTTTAATTCGTTTTAATTGTTTATATCCGAATCTATCTGATTTATATGGATATTCCTCGCTTGGTAAATATTCTTTAAATACTAATGCTATCCATCCTTCATCATCACCATTCCTAACCAAACACAACTCACCAGTTTCAGGAAGTTCATTTGGTCTTTCTTGACTAAAATTTTGGAAGGTATATTCTGTGAATGATAGTAAATTATTGTTTGAATTATTCCATACTGTATACTCCTCAAATGTTGACAATATATCTTCATCTTGTTTTTCCTCAATAATACCCCATCCATATTTGATGTGATATACTTTATCTCCTACTTTAAACATAACTAAAATGGTTCTGTTGATTCAACTTTATTAACTCTCCACGCTTCGTTATTTGTGAAATACTTACCCTGCCACTCGGTTGTTTTAAAGTTAAAATGCACTTCAACCTCTTGGTCAACCTTGTTGTATTGGATAAACTTATCTACTTTGTCCGTTCCAAAGATTCCGAACTTTACCGCTTGAGGATATTGCCCTTCGGTTTCTGTTACTACAAACTCTACTTTTTTGTTTGCTCCTACTTCAATCACTTCTAAAATGTTGGTAATCTTACCTACAAACTTCATTTCGTTTTTCATCTTCTTTTATTTTATTGTTTGCTATTTTAAATGCTTCCTTTACACATTCTGTTACATTATACTTTTTCTTTTGGTACTTTAACCGCATCCTTATTTCGTCTATTGGGATGTCACTAAAGTCAACTATACTTCTTTTCATGTATTTGGTTTATGTATTGTTGATAATAATAAATTGCCGCCGCTGAGCGCTCTAACATTTCCTGTTCAAGTTCTAAGTCACGTTCAATCGTTAACATCGTTACAAGGCTTTGAATCGGTGTATCTCGCACTCTGTGCAGCTCTTCGCTTTCGTAACCGATCAAGTCGCTTGGTGTGTTGACCATGCAGTATGCAAGTGCAGCGCGTTCTACATTGTAAAGATACATATAACCCCGTAATTGGTACTCATAATCTTTGATGTTAATATCTTCAGGCGTTGCAGGGAATGTATCAAAGCTCCAAGACGTTTTAATGTCGATTATTAATTCAGGTGTAACAATATCTGCTTCTCCTGTTAGTAGCTCTGTTGTTTTGCGTTCCGTGTTCTTTTCATAGTTTGTAAATAAAACATCGTTAAGTAGTTCAATCGATTGCTCCTCGCATTGTATCCCTTTAGTTACGTACTTATTGTTTAGCTCCGTAATGTAACCGAAGTAATCTTGTTTAGCAATTGACTTAATGTAGCTTTTTGCTGTTTCTGACAGTGCCTCACTTTTACTTCGTGAGGCTGTCATAATTTTCGGGAGTGATGAACATCTGATTAACATGATTGTTTAAATTTAAGTTCTTCATATTTAACAAAACGTAAGTCGTCATGCTCAGTTAAAATTTGGTTTATTTCACAATCAATACAAAGTGTATCTAACTCGATATTATATTGGTGAGATATTACTTTTCCAACAAACTCGATACAAACAACTTCCTTTGAATCCGATGCATCATCAGAAAAAATAACATTTGAACCAATTGGAGCGATATATTCTTTTCCTTCTAAACTCATTAAAGGTTCACCCTCTTTATCGTATAATTCATATGTTACTAACATAACTCTAATTGTTTAGGTGTTAATTCAAACTTTTCTTTTAGTTTTTCCATTGTGTACTCCCCTTTTTTGATTTTCTCAAGTGCAGCTTGTAAACGTTCGTCGGTTATTGTCTCTTTACGTTTTGGTGTTGGTGCTTTAGAGTCAGGGTCGCTTTCTGTTTCATCAATTAAGAATAAACCGTTAAGCGCATACTTTCGTGCGTAACTTGATGCCGTCCCTGTGGTCTGTTCTGAACTCATTCCTTTGTGTTCTCCCATCTCAGCAAACCCAAAAACCTCAATAGACTCAGCTTCGTGTTTAAATGTTGCAGTTGCTTTTAAGAATAACTTATTGCCTATCTCAACTATTGAATCTGACATTAACAATAGTGAATCATATTTGTTAAGTAAAGGTTTTAAAGCCTCTAATATTTGTTCAGCACTTCTATACTTGTACTTCCCAAATGCGTTGAATGAACCTTTCGGACATTTCAACTCTGCCTGTATTTTAATTAAGTTTTTCATGATACAATTAATTTAACATTGTTTTTCTTGAAGATTGTCATTTCTAAATCGTATTCAATCGAATCCCAGTTAATGTTTAAATCGTCAATTAATACGTCTTGTTCAAAAGCTCCGAGTACTATCGACCCGTTGTAAATGCTAATTGAAAAGAACTTGCTAGCATCGACCTTCCGAAGTATCAATGCTAATTTTCTTAGATTTGTTTTCATTGTGTGTTTTGTTTAGTTATGTTACAAATATAATCATTAATTATTAATCTGCAAGTATTTCTTTAAATTTTTCTAAACTTTTTATTAAATAATATTTGAAGCCTTGGTTTTCAACAAGTGTTTGAAATTCTTTTTGTTTGTCTG